AGTTATCGGCTGCATCGGAAAGTCAATAGCCGCAAGCCCCTTGGCGTTGGGATCGGTTCGCCACTCCTCCTTCAGAAAAGAATAAATTGCTTTCTCTGTAACACCGTCGGCAGCAATCAAGCCTCCGACGCCAGGAACAAGCTTAATACGCTTGGTGGTAATGTTGATGTAGACGTTGGTCGAGCCATCATCCAACGCGCTGTCTGTTAACTGATCGGGGTCATCCAAAAGAGGCATATTACAATCCTTCCAATTAATTGATGTTCAAATCAAAGGATTGCTTAGCAATCCAAATAAACACAAATAACAACGCTTTTATGAAAAGCTTGTTAATTAAAATTAGGTCGCAAACAATAGTTTACGGCCTAATTTTAACCTATGTGAATTTGGACTAAAAGCTTTTACCCTGCGGCTTTTGCTTTTTCATCACGCAGACGCTTGTACTCTTTCATGTTGCCAGCATCTGCAGCTTCTTGCATGCGAGCATCCAAAGAACTCCGTGAGCCTGAGCCACCTGATCCTGTTGCTCCAGCACCAGAGGATCCAGGGAACAAGTGAGGCGCAGCATCTTTGAGATTGGTGACCCATTCTTGAATTGTGATGGGGCCATCTTTGCCTCGAATGATTTCGCCTTTTGAATCACGCGCAATAGGCTCACCATCTTCGATTGTGAAAGCAGCCTTAGCGCGATTGACCACATCAGGAGCAGCACTTTCATGACCTTTCTCTGCCATAAAGCTTGAGATAACCTGCTGATCAATAATCAAATCACGCACTTGGCTCTGTGCTTTCTCAAGCTCAGTCTGATACTTGTCTCGCTCTTGAGAAACATTCTCAAGTTGAGACTGGTGATCTGCATTGACACGCTCAAGCCTTCGCTGGAATGCCTCGTCAGTCTTTCCCTCAGCAAGAAGCTTCAATTCTTCATCTTTCTCAAGCTTTGTCATGAAGCCTTTGACTTTTTCTGGATCTAATCCCTCCCAAGGCTTCAATGCATCCTTGGTGCTTTTCACGGTATCAAGAAGCTCTTTGTTCTTGGACTTGAGACCTGATGTTGCCTCATCAATCTTTGCCTGAAGCTCTTCTGGCGTCATGGAAATTGCGCCTGAGCCTGAGCCACCACCCTGGCCATCCCCTTCGCCACCTGCTCCATCTCCACCTTCGCCTTCTCCTGCCATTGCAAATACAGGTGCAAAACGTCGGCCATACTTTAATTGCTGGTTTCGTAATTTCATTCTTTGATCCTCAGAATTGATCTATGGTGATTGGGTTTTGTGGGATAAATTTTTCTCCGAGACTCCATTCCCCACTTCTGAATGCCTCAGCCTTACCAACTCCAAGAACATCCTGCTGAAATGCCTTGGGCTGTCTTTTTAGCCACGCCTCATAATCTGTACGAGGCCCAACTGTTGTCTCTTTCAAAATGCCTTTGTCTCTGTTGTATTTAGAGTTTGTTCTTGCCCTGCCTGTTCTTGTGGTATTGTCGCCGCGCTGGTAATTACTTCCAGCACCGACTGCTTGTCTTTGAATTCCTGCTTTGACACCTTTTATGATAGGCATAGACATTGATCGACAATTCCAATGTGCTTGGCCAGGCCCACTCAAATAACTCAAGTTGTGATCAATGGGCTCGCCTTTCAATGTATACTTTAACTGGTCTCTTGGTGCGCAAATGTCTGTGGTTGTCCTGCCATCAAGTATGGAATCCCACATAACACCCTCTACAATGTCACTATTCTCATTCCACACCTGATCTCTGCTGTTTGCCGCCAAATGACCATAGTAAGTCCGTGTGATTGCTGCCAGACCTCTCTTTGATTGATTCAGAACTGGGTTGAGTGCTTTTGCGGCTTTGTTGATAGACTCTCCTTGTATCCAAGAATTTCTGAGGGTGCTTGAAACAAGCATCTTTTCTTTTCTGCTGAGCTGAACAGCCCACTCCTCCATCAACTTTCCTTGCATTGGCTCAAGCATAGCTGCTGTGTATATCGCCTCAGCAGAAAGGTTTGTTGTCACAATAGCACTGCTGATATCAGACAGCGCCTGATAGTGGTATGCCTGATTCCTTGAAACAAAATCAAGCCCATCTTCTTTCAGCTTTGGCAAAACACCGCTCTTATAAACTTGATCCAGCGCATCTTCATGAGCTTTAATCATTGAAGTATATCTTTCGCGTGACCAAATACTGTCAGAAGCCTCAAGCTTCAAAACAAGATCAGTGTGAACCTCATCAAGCATTTTCACAACCTTGCGAGCCTCGCCTTCTTTGAGGTTCTCAAGTCTGACTTGCTGTTGGAGATATATGTCCATTATTCACTAATAACCATGTCGCTGTGAACAGCAAATACAACAACAAACTCTGAGATTTCACCAGGTGTGCTGATATACTTTGTTTCAACTTGATTTGGTGCAATCTGACCATCAATAACAAGAACAAGACTCTCAGGATTGAGAGCCTTGTGTTGAACATTAGCAACATGCTTATACTTTTTGATTTCAATCTTCATCGTCGTCACCTTCTTGTGGAGGAGTAGTTGCATCAGGAATGACTGGAATCTCACGCTCAATCTGTGTCATTTCCTCATCAGGAGTTCTATTGCTAAGCTTTCCAGCTTCAGAAAAATTCTCAAGCAGAGTCATATGGCTGATTGCACCGCTCATCCAAGAATTCAGCAGAGCAGTTATCTCCTGTGCAGACAGTGTTATTTCTGCGAATGCTTTATTGCCTATGAAGTAGTCTCTGCTATCAGGATTTGCAACACCTCTCATCTTTTGACAGATTGAGATAGCATTGTTTATGCCATTGCTGGTTGAAGTCACAACAGTTGCAAGAGTTGCCCCTGAAGATGCTTTTCTCAAAGACAAAGCTTCTGCAGATTCAGCAGCACGCTTAGTTGGACCAAGCAGACTGGCACCATAACGAACAGCTTCCTCAAATACATCTTGTATGTAAGACTGAACGTGTGACAGTGCCGTGGTGTCGGTGGACAGATACTTGCCTGTTGCTGATGAATCGCTGATGCAAATTGCTACTGTTGAGCCGATTGTTTTCGGAGCCTCGTCTGCATCAACTCCAAAGAATACCAAGGTAGGATTGCAAGACATATACTGGTTTTGATTAAGATCAGCACTATGACGATAAACATCGAGAGAACAATCTGAAACACCAAGTAGAGGAATGCTGCCAGGCACCGGACTATTGTTTGAAGCTTTTGAATTAATATTGACAACCGGAATGAAATCAATTTCTTTCCCCTTGTATGTGATTATTGTCTCTTCCATCATGACACCATTCTTAAACTTTCTCACAAAGCAAGCAAGTCTCTGAGTGTCAGGATTTTCTTCAAGCGAATAGCAAAGTGATTTCTTTTCTTCACCATTCTCTGAATCGTATGAAACAGTTTCAAACTCTGCGTATGTTTGAACACGCTTGCCATCAATAACAGCAAAGTCCCAGTTGATATAGCTTTCTGAGGAATAGTCTGCTATATAAAGTGTATTGTCTGATCTGATATCAACAACCAGAGCAATGCGTCCTGTTTGAAGAACCTCAGAAAGACAGTGCTCATAAAGCTCTTCAAGGTGAATGCCATCAATGGTTGCAATGTTCTCAAGGTATTGCAATTCTGTGGGAAGATTCAAATGAGGAGGCTCTGTTGTGGCAACTCCAAGCAACCCCTGCAATGTTGATGAAGTCATGTCCGGAAACTTTGCTCGCATTACATAAGCAGTGTATGCAGGATTCCTGTGATACCACGGAGCATTGCTGATATTCAGATCATCATTGGCAAGATTGTTTGAAGATTTTGTATTTGGCAAATCATTGTAGACCAAATCTCTCATGCCTGATGGCATTGGCAAGTACAGCTCACCTGATCGTTTGATAGCATCACTGCCTTCAACACAATCACGAATCTGCCTTGTTGAAAAAATCCTTCGCTGGTATTCAATTCGCTTCTCGTGCGGCTGCTTCATTTCAGTATGACCCCTGTACAATAGTTGTTTGTGACTTTGGCTTGGTTAAGCCATATTCAGATTCAATGAAATAACCAGCACCATCAACTATGTGATCAAGCCCTGCTGATTTATCCGGCATTCCATTGCTGTCGTAAACCTGTTGCTCCAATGCTGCTGTGAGCTCTGGACACTTGTTTGTGTTCACTTTGTATCTGCGTTTTCCATCACCAGACAATATCAATCCATTAAATGCAGCAATGCGATCTTTGATTGGCGGATTCTTGTTTTTCTTTTTCACTTTAAATCCAGCAAGCTTGAGCTTTGCAATGTCTGATTTTGTAGTGTTTGCTGATGTTCTGGAATCTCCGCTTGCGTCTGGGTATACCGTGATTGGATGATCTGACCAGTTCTCACGCAGCACTCTGATTTGGTCGTCTGTGTCATACGCATTGTGTATCTCACCGACAGCAATTGGATCACCATCGCGGATGACATGAATGCCAGCAGCGCCATACAAAACGTTGAAATCCATTCCCACATGAATATGCTCTCCCTTTTGTGCTTCAATGTCTGTGCCATTCAACTCTCTGTCAAAATGCCTGTACACAGAGCCTGATGTCAGGTTTACAAATAGCCCTTCAATGTATGCATCAATCAGCTCAGCAGGATATGTCTTGCGAAGGTTCTCAATGTAGTCATCAGGAAGATATGGATTGCTGTATGTTGGCGCACGATACAATTCATAACCATCAACTTTGTTTTTCACCCACCGATCGTGAGCAAACAAAAAGCCTTCAGGCGTAGTGTATGCAGAAACTCTGTTGTGTGCTTTGTTGCCGTGTAGATCGTAGCCTTGCTGTCTGTTCCGTGCGACGACCTTGTTCCACACCATCTCAGCTTTGTCTTTGGGCAGTGTGTCAATCTCATCAATGTGTGATCTGAAAACCTCATAA